GTCGGCTTAGTGAGCGGCCGCGTCATGCGCCGCCGGTCTGGTCGGCGTAGGCGGCGGCCTCCTTGAGCGTCTGGACGTGTGGCTCGAGCAGCTTCCGGCGGCGCTCGTCGAGCGCCTTCCAGAAGGCCCGGAGCTGCACCGTGCCGGACATCGCGACCTGCCGTGCTTCCTCCAGCAGCTTGTCGACCTCGGTGGCCGGTTGGTCTCCGGGAAAGTCCGCGCCCGTGCCGCCCTCGGGGGGCGGTGAGGACGACACGGGCGCGTCAGTTACCGCCGCGTGGGAGGAACGGGAGGCCGCGGCGGTGGGGGGAACATCGGCGCCGCGCGCCCATTCGGCGAGCATGCGGCCGGCTTCCTCGGAAATGGGCTTGCCCGCCGGGAACATGTGGCGGTGCTGGTCCTGCAGCTTGTGGGGCAGGTCGAATTGCGGGATGCCGGGGCGCTCGGGCGTCAGCGTGAAGCTCGCCGTCATCTCGTACATGAACCGCTTCTCGCAGATCGGAACCCAGCCGAGCGGGCGCACAAGCGTCCTGCCGTTCTCGCCGCGCACGATCTCGATCTTCTCGTCGGCGCGCAGGCAGAAGATGAGCGACGCGCGACATTGCAGGAGCGCGTTCATCATCTTCTTGTGGGCCAGCTTCGGCTCCTTCCAGTTGCCGGGCGACTTCACGCCCTTCTCTGCGAGTTCGTCGGCCCAGTCCATGATGCCGCCCTCGCCGTCGTACTCGTGCGAGGCGCTGTCAATGATGACGACTTCGGCACCGGCCGCCTCGGCCGCCCGGATGCCCTCGATGAACCGCTCCGGCCGGAACGGCGGCCGCATGTCGGCGTGCAGGAACTGGAACCGGTCGGCATAGTGGAGGCCGCGCCGGGCCTCCGTGTCGATGAAGGCGATCTTGCCCTCGGGCGACATGCCGCGGGCGAGCCGCAAGGCGCTGAAGGTCTTGCCGCTGCCGCTGGCGCCAGCCAGGGCGATGAGCAGGCCGACTTGCTCGCGACGGGCGGGGGCGAACGTGAATGTCATCAGACAGCTCCGACAAGCTTCTTCGGCGCCGGTTCAGGCCGCCATGGAGCGCGCACGAGGAACGGGTCGATGCCCATCTCGCGCAGGCTCTCGTCTTCCATTTCGCGGGTGGTCCAGGCCGTCTCGGCAAATGCGGGGTATTCCGCCAAGACGACGCGGGCCGGGTATCCAGGCCAGTTTCCGGTGGCGAGGCAGCGGTTCCAGAGTGAGATCGCGGCGGCGACCTTCTTGCGCCCGACCTCGAGCCCGATGTTGTCCAGCTCGGCCACCGTGCAGAGGTGCGGCGGGTCGTTCTCGACGAACGCCCACCGGAACCTGATGCGGCCGGCGAGCTCGGGCCGGAGGCGGACGACGACACGCTCATAGAGCGCGGCCTGAATTTCGTAGCCCATGTTGGCGATGCGCCGGCCGATGCCCTGGGGCGCGGCTGACTGGTCGCCGGTCTTGACGTCCCAGATGATCGCCTCGTCGCCGCGGTCCTCCCACATGTCAATCATGACTCGCAGCCAGGCGCCGGTGGGATCATGCGCGATGGCGACGAGCTCCGGCGTCCCGTTGGCGAAGCCCTCGCAATCCTCGATGCCGACGATTGCGGCGCGGGCCGCTTGGGCGATGGCCTCGGCCGCCTCAAGGTCGGGCCGCAGGATGGGAGCGAGCCCGGATGCATAGGCGTCGGCCCGCTGCTGGCGCGCATCCTTGGACGTGTAGGCGTCGGCCTCGATCACGCGGACGTCGCGCCCACGGCCGAGGATGAGTTTGTGGGCGACGGTGCCGATCTCCATCGGCCGCGTGGGGCTGGTGTCCGGCTTGTAATCCGGGTTGAGGCGCGGGTGCTGGTGCCAGGCGTGCCGGGGCGACTGCTCGAGCAGCACGCGGGCGATGGTCGACGACAGCGACGGCGCCTCGCATGGGTCGGCGTGGTAAACCTCGGCGGGGATGTCTGCGTGGAATCCGGCGGGGAGGTGCTGCATGTCAGACTCTCGTTTTGCCACCGCGATAGCGCCCGGTCTTGGCGATGGTGTCGACGCCATGTCTGGCGAGCGTGGCAGCCGTGATGGCGCGGTCCTGCACCACGGACAGCAGGTGCTCGACGCCAGCCGTGGAGCCGGCGCGGATCGCCATCTCGGCGGCTTCCATGGCGCGGCGGGCTTCGGTCAGATGCTCGGCCATCGAGCGGGCGGCGAGGCTGAGGGCGGGGAGCGGCGAAGGCTTCATCGTCACCTCCTGCCCCGCAGAATGAAATGCGCCACGGCCACCATGCAGACTGTCCAGCCGATGACGATGGTGGCAGCGACCGCCAGCCTTGTGATGATGGCGAGAAGACATACCGTCTCTTGCCCCGTTGCGGTCGCGGCGCTTGCTGGCGTCGCGATCCACAGGCCGTAGAAGAATGCGAACAGGATCGCGAAGCCGATGGCATCGGTGATGCTGTCGCGGGTCATGCCTTCTCCTCCTTCACGGAGACGAGGGCGGCCATCTCGTCCTGCGCGTCCTTCGCCTTGGCGATGGTGTCGTCGATCAGACCGGCCCGGCGCTCCGCCATCGCGCTCATGAGCGCGTGATGCTGCCGGCGCGTCGCGATCTCGGCCGCCCGGAGATTGATCTTGAGGGTGTTGACGAGGCCGCCGCTTCGCGCGGGCGCCACAGCTTCGATCCGCTGGAGCGTGAGGATACGGCGCAGCCGGTCGGCCGGGTCGCGAGCCGACAGGCCCGGCTCGATCAGGTCGAGCTGCCACGGCTCGCGGGTGTAGTCATCGGCCCGTTCGTTCAGGATGCGCTCGGCAGTCCGCCGTGCGCTCTCGGCCACTGCCCGGCAGGCCTTCTCAAGGGCCTCTCGCGCCGCTGCGAGTGAGTGCGGGTGCATCGCGTCCCTCCGTTGATGGGAGGATGTTACCCAATCTGGGGAAGCTGTGTCAACCCCAAAATGGGGAACATAATTTTCGGCGCATGCCTGCATAATGCGGCAAGCAGATCGCAGAACGAGGCAACCCATGCCGCTGATCGTCGACGAGGGGCAGAAGGGCTTTCACTTCCGGGATGTGACGGGCGATGTGCCTCCCAATCCGTTCGGCATTGTAGAGGCGGGCTTGCCGATTAAGGCACAGGGATATCTCTTCCTGAGCGCGATTGCCGCCGTCGTGCTGGTGGCGGCGCTTCTATATCGGTACCGGGTTGCGATCGCGCGCTGGCTCTATGAAACGGCTGTTGTGGTCGCGGCGTGGGTCCTTCGCCTCGGGCGGACCGGACGGCGGGCGGCGATCGAATTCGGCGAGGACGTCAGGCAGAAGGCCCGCGACTAACGGGGCACCATCTGCTTAACCAGGGCGGCCCAGACAACTTCCACGTCGTACATCGGTGGCTCGAACTGCGACAGCAGCGTGTAGCGGCCGGGGATCGAGCCGCGCATGAGCTTCTTTATGAGCTGGCGCCCGTCAGCGAGCATGACGACGCAAAGGCGGCCGATCATGTTCGGCGTCGGCGGATCATGCACATCGTCATAGAAAACCAGCCATTGATCGAAAAAGGTGCCAAGCGAGTCCCCGCGAATCTCGACCGCCACCGTGTCTTCCGTTGCTCCTTCTGGTGCGTCGACCTCATCGAACGGTCCTTGCCCCTCGCCGAAGATGTAGGCCAATGCTCCAGCGCCCACGTAGCCGACGAGCGGCACAGTCTTCCTGGTTGAGATGATGTCGGCCTCTGAAACGCCGAACGCTCTCGCCGCCGAGCTGATGTAGTCGCTCGTCAGCCGACGCTCACCGCGCTCCAGCTTGATGTACTGGCTGCGGGAGACCCCCATGGCCTCGGCAGCTCGATCGAGCGTCCAATTCAGGCTTGTCCGGATCTTTTTGAGATTGTTCCCCATGTTGGGGACAATGCCCACTTTGCGTTGCATTTGTCGTTTCCCAAGTTGGGGAATTTTCGCTTGACGATGTTTCCCATTTTGGGGAATATGCGGCGCCATGAAGCTCTCCGAATTCATGTCGGCCGCCGGCCTTGATGATGAGCAGATGGCCGCCTTGCTCGGCGGTTGTACGGCGCATGCCGTGAAGAAGTGGCGGTACGGCGAACGCTTGCCGCGTCCCGAGCAGCTTCGTCGCATCGCGGAAGTCACCGGCGGCCAAGTGACGCCCAACGATTTCGTTCTCGAGGTTCCCGAGCCCGCGGAGGAATCCTGATGGACGGGCCGATGAAGAAATCAGTTTCTCCCTCCGCCGTTGGCGAGGCCCATCCGTATCAGTTCATCGCGGAAGCGCTGCAGGACCTCTCCAGTACGCTGATCCGCCTGCAGCAGGGCGGATCCGATGCGGTTCAGGTCGCCGATGAAGGCCGTGAAGTCGTCCATCTCGACAACGCCTCGACGCCGCAAGGTGTCGAGCAGCGTGATCAGAAGGACAGCAACGGCTGTCGCGGTGGGGTCGCGGGTGTTCCCGCACGGTTTTTCTCCTGATGGTGGGTCTGACAAATGATCACGCTCAATTGTTCAGCCGCAACGGCACGGGCGCTTGGCGCCGAACCCTACAAGCCGGGTCAGAAGGTGCCTGGCACGCACATCGTGATCACGACCGACGACGGCTCTGTGTGGCTCTGGCGCATCCAGGCTGGCGCGTTTCAGACGTGAGCAGCGTCATGGCTGATCCACTCCTCGACGTCTTAACCCAGCTTTGTGTCGAGCGCGGCATCCGCCCAGCGGGAGCCGAGGGGCCACTGTCAGCGGCCTTGGGTCGCCATGAGCATGCTCGCACAGATACTGAGCGACTTCGCAGCGGGGGAGCTGTTGTCACCGTGCTGCTGCATCTTGGCGACGAGCCCGTGGAGTTCGTTGGCGAGATCGAGCAGCACCTCGTCGGGCGTCTGGTTGTGCGGGGACATCATGGCGGCCGTGAACGAAAGCGCGAAAGCTGTGAGCGTGGCTCCCAAGTCCTCGGCCGTGATCGGTGTCGTGGGCACGCGGCTTCTCCCTTCTACCCTGGTCTCAGCAAGGCGCTTCGTGAGCGCCGGGAGTGCTTTTGATGCCTCGAACGTACGCGAAATCGGCCGAGACATCCTTCGGCTTTGATACGGGAATTCCCCCCGTCGTGGAGATCGTCGCGCGTGTCGCGCGTCGCCTGTGGCCGGTCAAGACGGCTCGCAACCTCGCGATGCGGACCGGCAAGAACCACAGGTCCGCCGAGGATTGGTTGGCGCTTCGTACTGGCATGTCGGCGGACGCGCTGGCGGAGCTGCTGCGCAGCGATGTCGGGTGGGACGTGCTCGACGCGATCATGGAAGGCTCCGGCGCATCGTGGTGGCCCAAAGCGCGGCGAGATCTGAAAGCCGCGCAGATCGAGCGGCGGATTGATGCCCTCAAGGAGGAGCTGCGTCGTGAGCTTGATTGACGTCCTCGAGCGCGTCGCCGTGTGGCGCATGGAGCGTCTGACCAAGGCGGCGGAGTGGTGGCGTGACGTGAGGCGTTGGGCAAGGAGCAAGAGGCGATGACGATAGGCCACAATGGCATTGCCGGCGACGAGCTGCGCCAGTTCATCGAGCGCATTGAGCGGCTCGAGGAGGAGAAGCGTTCCCTCGGCGAGGACATCAAGGAGGTCTACGCCGAGGCGAAGGGCCGCGGCTACGACACGAAGACGATCCGCAAGATCGTGGCGCTTCGCCGCAAGAGCGAGCAGGAGCGCGCCGAGGAGGCGGCGACGCTCGATCTCTACATGCACGCGCTTGGTATGCTGGCGGACACGGCGCTCGGCCGGGCGGCAATCCGTCGTGACTTTAGCGCGGAGCTCGGCGCGCACTTCAAAGAGGCGGCCGAGAGCGGCAGGCTGACGGGCATCTCGCGCCTGGAGGTCTGTGGGGAAGTCGTTTACGAGCGCGATCCGCGCCAGATCGATCTCGAAGAGGCCATTGCCGCTGCCGATGATGTGCCGGCCGGTGATGGTGATGACGGCGACGGAGCCGCTGCGGTTGAGGCGCAGGCCCCGTCCTACGAATTCCCGGAGCTGCCGCCGGTGCTCGACCGGCGCGCCTCGCGGTCCATGGCGGGCGCGGAGGCGTGAGCATGGAGCCGGCCATCGTCATTCGTCTGGCCGGCGTGCCAGTGGGCAAGGGGCGGCCGCGCTTCGTGCGATCGACCGGCCGCGCCTTCACCCCGGCGGCGACGCGCTCCTACGAGAGCGCACTACGCCTCGCCGCCCAGGAGGCCATGGGCGACCGCGCGCCCCTTGATGGCGCGCTGCATGTCCATGTCGCCGCGCATTTCCCCGTCCCGGCGAGCTGGCCGAAGAAACGCCAGCGTGCGGCCCTCGAAGGTGAGTTGCTGCCGGCGACGAAGCCCGATGTCGACAACCTGCTC